CTTCCTTGAATAGAATTTACTAAATCAACAATCTTTTGCTTATACACGTCTTTCATAATTATATATTTTGTTTGTTACTAATAAATATTACAATATCAAAAAAAGTAGTTTTTATATATTTATATATACTAACACAAAGATATGTTTATACAATACATTCAAAATTTTCTTACAATCGATGAGTGTGATTTTCTAATTAATTTAGGAGAATCGGTTGGTTTAGAACAAATGAAATCATCCAAAATAGTAAATGGTAAAGTAGTAGAAGAAGGATTACTTTATTCTGGTAATAAAAGAATGGGTTGTTATTTTGTAGATGATTTATTGTCTACTACTGAATTAAAATCTATTTCAGATAAGGTATTATCTCTTTCAAATAAATTAAATCCATATAAAGGAATTGCATACACATCAATTCCAAAATATTCATTCAATCGTTATTCGGATGGTGATTTCTTAGATTGGCATTCAGATTCACATGAAATTATAAGTGGTGCAACAATTACATTCATAATCCAATTAAATGATGATTATGAAGAAGGTGATGTAAAATATAAGATGGATGATGTAGAATATTCAGTTCCAAAACAAAAAGGAAGCGTGTTAGTGTTCGATTCAAATATTCAACATTCAGTTGATATCATTAAAAGTGGGATACGATATTCTATGAATGTATGGCCTACATCAATTAAAAAAATATCCTTACTATGAAAAATATAGTTATAATTGGTGGAGGTACTGCTGGATGGCTTACTGCATTAATGGTTAATAAATTTTGGAATGATAGTAATGTCACAGTAATCGAAAGTTCTAAAATTGGTATATTGGGTGCGGGGGAAGGTGGTACATCTAATTTTGGTAAGATATTATCTATATTAGAAATTAATCAAAAAGATTTTTTCGAAAAAACAGGCTCTTCTTTAAAAAATGCATTACAACTTATAAATTGGAACGGAGATGGTAGAGTTGTATTACATCCGTTTACCGGAGAACAATCATCTCAATTATCATTAATAAAAACATATGCATATCATTTTGATGCTAAATTAGTTTCAAAATATTTCAAAGAAATTGCGTTAAAACGAGGAGTGAATTGGATTGATGGTGAAATTACAAAAATAAATAATACAAATGAAACCATTAATACTTTGGAATTATTAGATGGAAAAATTATTAATTTAGATTTTGTGTTTGATTGTAGTGGATTCGCACGATTAATTACTGGTGGAATTCATAATGAAGAATGGATTGATTATTCGGAATATCTTTTAGCAAATAAAGCCTTTGGATTTTTCTTACCACAGGCAAATATTATTACCGATAAAACTATAACCCAAACTAAAGTGGAAGCAATGAATGCCGGTTGGATGTTTGAAATACCTTTACAACATAGATTGGGATGTGGGTACGTTTTCAACGATAAATACATTTCGGTAGAAGATGCTAAATTAGAAATTCAAGAACGTTTAGGTACTGAAATACAAATACAAAAGATATTCGATTTCAAACCAGGTACATATAAACGAAGTTGGATAGGAAATTCCATATCTATTGGGTTATCATATAGTTTTATAGAACCATTAGAAGCAACTGCTTTAATGACAACGATTATGCAATTAAAACGATTATCAGATGTAGGATTTGATGAAAGTTATAGAGATAGATTTAATATATGGTGTAATGAAATAAACGAACAAAATATGTTATTTATTCGGTATCATTATTTATCAGAAAAGGATGATACTAAATTTTGGAGAGATGTACAATCAATGCCAATACCAACTAAATTAAAATCCATACTTAATGAAAATGGTAGTATAATTCCACAAAATAATTTAGAATTATTAAAGACATTAAATTTATCAGAAACATCAGTTAATGAATTGACATTTCTTGTTTCAAATTATAATACTATTTTTAGAAAGAACAAAAAGATAAAACAAAAAGAATTGATATAATATGGAAAAAATATATTTTGATGATGAAACATTTATTTGGAAAACCAAATTAAATTTTGTAAATTTTAAAAATGAATTTATAAAAGAATCTAATAGATTAATAGAATCTTTACCTGATGTAAAAACTGATGGATTTGGGTATAAAATGGAAACTAAAAATTTGGATTTTGTTGGCGATATGAAAATAGAAACAAATTTAGATAAAATAGTTCAATCTGGTATCAATTTATGTAAAGAATTATACACCGAAACAAATACATCATTTAATAAAATAAACACCGATGCATGGATAAATGTAGTTCGTTCAATTGACCCAGTTCAATTACAATTCAAACATACTGAACTTAAAGGTGTAGATAAATTTCACGTACATACTGATATCAATAAAATTATGGAATCATTTGTTCCTCATTATACTTACGTTTATTATATTCAAATGCCAGATGTTATGGAAGGTGAAGATGGTGTATTATATTTTAGAGGTCAAAATAAAAAAGAATATTGGATAAGACCAGAAGAAGATGATTTAATTATAATGCCGGCAGATATGCCACATACACCAAACAATGCACCGAAATCTACAATAGATAGAATTGTAATGGCAGGTAATGTTGGGTTTGAATTCATTAAAAAAGAAAAATCGTTAATATAATGTTAGTAGATAATAAGTTTATATATTTGAGTTTACCACGTAGAGGTTCAACAGCTTTTCATTATTCATGTATATTAAGTGGATTCGGTATCGAAACATTAAACGATGCATGGAATGGTGTGAATTCACATATAGATTTTACAAATATAGATGAAAAGGAAATAATGAATTACATCCAACACGGTCATGAACCTTTAATAGATTTGGGTAAAAAATTTGGATACGATTATCCAATAATAGCAGTTAAACGAGATAGGCATGAAACATTTTACTCATTATACAAACATATCCTTTTTGATTTAAAACGTGCTGGTGCTGATGATGTTTATGAGTATTTTAAAAACATTTCATTAGATGATTTATTTTTTTATACTTCCGACCAATTACTTACCAAAAAGAAAAGATGGGATATTATAGGTGACTATTTAGTAGATAAAAAACTTATTTCATCAAGACACGGAGTTCCTATTCAATTGGATTTATATTCCGAAGAATATATTATAAATATAATAGATATTTTAATAACCCCATCAACATATTGGCATAATAACGACCCAAATATTATTTGGTTTGATATTAAAGATTTAAGTAAAATGGAAAACTGGGTTTCGGATATTACACAAAAATCTTTTAAAATAAAACAAGTAAATTCAAGTAAACATATGGATTCCAATTTAAAATTAGATTCTGAATTTATAAAAAAATACAATAGTATTTATGATTATTATGATTTACCAAAATCAGTTAAAAGTATAATATAATATGATTAATTATAAAGAAATATTTGATGCATGGAAAGCATCGTTCAATCCAACTCCGGCACAGGAAGAATTAGCAAAGAAAAGGTTGGATGTGTGTATGGGGTGCGAATATAGAGAAGAATTATTATCAGGAGTGAAATGGTCTGCACTTTGTAATCACTGTGGATGTCCATTAAATAAAAAAGTATTTTCCACTACTTATAATGCATGCACCAAAAAAAAATGGGGGGATGTTGATTCAGAATATTTACAACCGATTCCGGATAAAGATAAAAAATCATTAATTTAATCATTTATATATTTATAGATGAAATATAAAGGAAAAATATGAAAGCAACAATTATTGGAACAGACCTTTTAGAATATAATGGTGATGTTAAGATATTAGAAACAAATACAAACACCACAATATACAACGAAGGTGCAGATTTATTAGATTACGATGCACTTTTTACTATATTAAATGCTAATTCTATAACTGAATTTCATTATATATGGACAGAAGTTGATTCACACAAACCAGTAAATCAACCTTATAGATTTAAAGTATTATTGGAACAAAAATGTTCTGAAAATAATATAACATTTACCGAATATGTAGTACCATTTGGTTCAGTTACAGTTCCATATATTGAAGATGCATCTAATAAATTTATTTTAAGACAAGCTTTTGATACTACTGCATTAGTAGATGAAACATATTGTGCAGATAAGTTTGAATTCTTTTCTTTAATGAGTGGTTCTGGATATACACCAAACACATATCAAGACAATACAACGTTGGGATTTGATGAATTTACATCATTAACTGATAATGGTAATAACCCAAATGTTCTAATCAAAGCAAGATATCCAAATTACAATAGTGAATTATATCCAGAATTACATATCTTAACATCCGGAACGGAACTAACATCATTAAAAGCATCAACTCCTGCCAATTATTTATTACAGGAATTCATTTTCGATGAAACTAATTTAGTAGAGGGTAGATACGCGATTATTAGAAGTATTGATATTATCTATGGTGGAAACTTAGATGTAATTAATATGGGAGGATATAGACAATCTGCAATTATTCCACTTACTTTTGCAACAACCGAATTATTATCCGGTTCTACTATTTTAAATCAAAAAAGTAGATATAAATATCTTACAAAAGAATTGGGTAAAAATAGAGGTATTGAATACCACACCGATGATGAAAGTTTAATTTTAGATTATACCGGTTCGTTGATAGATGTGGATACTATCCATTTAGGTGATTATGTTAAATCTATAAACTTTCAAGATGTAAATGGAAATAATGCAGCTAAATTTGAAGAAACTCTAATTGAAACATATGGTTGGAATGGAACACTTGAATTATCAAACCAAACACTAACTCAAACATCTGCTAGTTTAGAATCTATGGTATCTGCATCAGTTGATACAATTTATGTAAGAGTAACATTAGAAGATGGTAAAACTTGGGTAGATTCTCCTTCATGTACATATTATATTGAAGAATCTGGTTCATTAGCAACTAGATTTGAAAAATTAAACAAAATGTATGTGGGTGATAAATTAATTGTAACTGATTCATCTACAAATGAATTAACTACTATCGCAATCACCGGATTAGAAATGGAACATGCACAAAAAGTAATTTATAGTATGGACTTCGAACCATCCGATTTATTCTTAGTGGATATTGGTGATGGTGAATTTGGTATAATGCACAACTCATGCTGGTGCCCTTGGAATTGGTGTGGATATTATTGTCATTCTGGTTGGTGTCCATCGTGTAGTGGAGGTAAAGTTTAATTATTAAAAAAATAAGATATTATGGCAAGTACAAGAATAGAAAGACCAACAACGGTCATTAAAGCTTTAATAGCACCGATTCCATCTGAAACAAAAACTAAGATTGCAACGGCAGTACAGGAAGTTGTAAATAGAATTAAAGATAAACATTTATCATAATGATTTGATAATATGAGGTTATATACATTTGGGGATAGTTGGACAGAAGGTGTTGGTGGTAATATAGATATGGAATCTAAACTTACAACCGATTTAGAAAAAACACAATTTCGAAACCAACTATCTTGGTCAAATGTATTAAGTA